GGGACTGCACGAAGCGTTCAGGCAGAAATACGCACGCGCGAGAGAGTTCCAAGCCGAGCATTACGCCTCGGAAATCGTTGCGCTTGCGGATACTCCAGTTGAGGCGCGCAAGGTCGTCATTAAGGCTGATGGCAGCGAGGAAATCACCATCGGCGATGCTGTGGACCGCACAAGGCTACAGATCGACGCCCGCAAGTGGTATGCGTCGAAGCTGAACCCGAAGAAGTATGGCGACAAGGTGCAAGCGGAAGTCAGCGGCCCTGACGGCGGCAAGATTCCGGTGAGTCTGGAGATTGACCTGTGACGATCCAAGAGGAACTGAGAACAGCCTACGCCAATCTGAAAGGCCACCAGGATCGGTCCATGAACTACATCCGCATCATGGACGCGCAGCGTGAAGAGATAAGCCGGCTGAAGGATGAGGTCGCGGGGTTGAAGGAAGAGCTGGCCTCAACGCATCTTGAAACCATAGGCCTGGCAGCGGCGGCCTCAACTCGGCTCAAGTTCGGCCCTGGCTATTTCGAGTTCGTGGCCCCGACAGATCATTTCGAGTGGCCCCCAAAAAGTGAAAATCAGTGAACTCATCAAGCCGACGGACCGACAGCGTGAATGCCTTAAAGCCCTTCGCCAGTTTCGCTTTGTACTGTATGGCGGCGCTATGGGCGGTGGTAAGTCTTATCTGCTCCGCTGGTGGTGCGTCCTACAGTGTATTTACTACTTTGTCCGCTACGGCGTCCGTAATGTGCGGGTTGGCCTGTTTAGCGAGGATTATCCGACCCTCGTAGACCGCCAGATCAGCAAAATCAAGTTTGATTTTCCGGCCTGGCTGGGCAAGATCAGCCGCAGCGATACAGAAGGATTCAACTTCAAACTGTGCAGTGCACTGGGCGGTGGCACGATTGCCCTACGCAATCTCGACGATCCGAGCAAATACAACTCTGCCGAGTTTGCCGCGATTGCCATTGAAGAGCTGACCAAGAATCAGGAAAGCGTATTCCATGAACTCCGCAAGCGTATGCGCTGGCCTGGGATTCCAGATGAGGACACGCGCTTTTTGGGCGCAACGAACCCAGGCGGCCCGGGGCATGGCTGGGTAAAGCGTTTCTGGCTGGACAAGGACTTGCCCGTTGAGATGGCGTCCATTGCCAGCCAGTTCGCCTATGTGCAGTCGAAGGCGCAGGACAACCCTCATCTATCAGCCGGCTACTATCAATCGCTCCTGACGCTTCCTAGCGAGATGGCGAAGGCATACGCGGAAGGCGACTGGGATCTGTTCGCCGGCCAGTACTTCACCGAATGGCGCAAAGAGATTCACGTATGCGAGCCCTTCGAGATTCCGTGGTACTGGCGCATCGAGCGTTCGGGTGACTGGGGCGAAGCGAATCCATGTGCGTACCTGTGGACAGCCACCAACCCCGAGGGCCTGAAGTTCGTTATTGGCGAGGTCTACGGCGCAGGACTGAAGGTTCCCGAGCAAGCGCATCGCATCAAGGCGTTTGAGGCTGGCAAGCGGGTCATTAAGACAGGCATCCTCGATTCAGCTTGCTTTGACACCAGCGGGCATCCCAAGTCGATCAACGACCAGTTCCGCGAACTGGGCGTGCAGTGGCAGGGATCGGCCAAGGGCCCGGGCAGCATCGCGCATGGGGCACAGGAGCTTAGGCGCTGGCTGGACTACGGCAAGGATGAGACCGGCAAGGTTGTACGGCAGCCAAGGCTCAAAGTGTTCTCGACATGCAAAGATTTGATTCGCACGCTGCCGACGCTCATCCATAGCGAGATTCGCCCGGAGAACTACGAAGGCGAGGACCATGCGGTCGATGCGCTGCGTTACCACCTGATGACGCCGATTCATGCACCTGAGACGCCGGAAACGGAAATCAGCGCAGAGGAAGCGGCCATCTTTGCGCACGCGGATAAGCAGTTTCATGCGGGGGTGAACTGGTGGACTGGCTAATGCCGCTCGTGTGGACTCTCTGCATTGCTCTTGTGCTCATGGTCTGTTGGGCGGCGTGGCACCAGGATGAGGACTAATGCGCCTCTGTGATGGCTGTCACTGCGAGGACCGGCCACATCTGGACATTGCCGAGCCTTGTTCGTGCGGGTCAGGATCTCCGGAGCCAATGCATCACGGCGCTAACTGTATCGCCCTGATCCATGAGGTTGTGCTGTACCCGGTGCGCATGTCTGAGCGCGAACTGGCCGTGACCAGCAGCGGTGAGAAGCAATTGCCCACGCACCACCTGACGCATGGCTGGAAGCTGCTGCAGAACGGTATGCGGTGGTATCGAATCAAGTATCTGTGCCGGGACTGCATTGGCAGGGAAGAGAACTCGCAGGCATTCCGGCGCGACTATCTGAAGTCCTGCAAGAAGGCCAAGGGGCAGGACGATCAGACGTATGCACAGATGCTTGCGTATCAAGACACGGTTTAGGAGGCATAGATGCCAACGACATTCTTCTCAGCCACGGTAGCGACCCCTGGCACCCCGCAGCGGCTTACCGCGACCACGGCCCCGGCGCTGCCTGTCATCTCTGGTGGTCTCGCAGGCACAGCGTCACCGCGTGGCTCCGTCATCTGCTTTCAGGCATCGCCAGCCAACACCGCCGCGAAGTCTATCTTCATCGGCGCGCAGGGCCTCAGTGTGTCAACCAAGAGCGGCGTGGGGTTCATCCTCACTCCCGGCGCGTTCAGCCCTGCTATTGAGTTGAGCAACGGCACCACGGACCTCGCTGACTACTGGATTGATACCGATTCGGCCAATGCTGCCACTGAGAAGGTGCTGGTTACGGTGGTGGGATGAGGCCGGCTTGCAAGATGTGCGGCGGGGCGGTGCTGCATGGCAATCTCTACTGCTCGAAGGCTTGCGGCCACGCTGCAACGGCCGCTTGGAATGGGGCAATACATACATTAGTAGGGGCCGGTTTCGCCACCGACCCCTCTGCCCCCAACATTTACCGCAAAGACGGAATCGCGTTGACGTTGGAAGAGGTTGCTCATGTTGGCTTGGCTCAGGCGCTTGATCGGCACAGACAAACCGTCTCCGTCATCGGCGCTGGAGACCGCATTTCTCGAACAATCGCGGGCCCTCGTGGAGATTTGCCGCCAGCAGCATGAAACGCTTGACCGCATCGTGACGGCACGCTACGACCGGCCATTTGCGCCCAAGATTGACCCTCAGCCGAACGCGACCATGCCCGATTACATGCTGGACGACCAGAGCGCGACCATTGGCGCGGCCATTACCGCCGAAACGGATGCGGAGTTTTTGAAGATGGTGGGGGCGAATGGCTGACCAGGCCACTCCGAACGATACCAAGATTGCACAGACCGACGCGCAGGGCGCGGTAGCGGCGTGGGTAGACAAGCTCTACACGAGCCTCAGCCGCGTGCGCTTCGCGGAAGAGCGCGAATGGGCCCAGGCTGGCTACTTCGACCAGTTGAAGCAGTGGCTTGAGGAAGACCCCGGCGGCAAGAATCGGCTTGTGCCCATCGGCAAGGATAAAAGCCGGAAGTGGCCCATGCCGGTTACGAACTACTTCAGCAAGACGATTGCCTCCAACGCCAATGCGCTCGGGGCCGGCATCCCCGAAATGCTGGCAATGTCGGACAACTACGACGCGCACAACAGGCGCGCGGCAGAGGCAGCCGAGAACGTCATTGACGCAGCCAACCGCGAGAGCGGCATGGAAGAGCTGAATCCGACACTGGCGCGCAGAGTGCCACTGTGGGGGATGGGATGCACGTATGACACTATCGCGTTCGATCACTCCACAATCGAAGTTCCTAGCCTCGCTCCTGGAGCACCAGTCGGGCAAGCAGCTCCTGTCGCCCCCGCTGCGGGACCAGATGCAGGTGCTAATGCTGCAAATGTACCTCCACAGCCAGAAACTGAAGGAGTTGAACAGCAGAATGGACAGCCTGAGCCAGAAGAGCCCGAACCATCCGTAAGCGGTATGCAGGCGATCCCGACCGCGCGCCTCAAGACCTTTCTGCTCACACCGTTTGAGGTCTATCTGCCGCGTGATGCGCAAGACCCTAACCTGAGCGACTTTCAGATTGTGCGCTGGCGCAAGCCGATTGGCGAAGTGCGGGAACTCTACCCCGATCAGGCCGAATACATCAAGGCAGACACCGACGATGGCAGCATCGCATTCTTCTACCTGAACACGCTGCGCAGCCTCAGCTATCAGAACGCGCGGCAGAACGAGAACGATCAGGAATACTGCACGCTGACGGAAATCTGGACCTCGTGGACGCGGGTGCCGGAGGATGTGCAGAAGAAGATTGCGGCTGAATGGGAGAGCCAGCCCAGCGAAATCTATGAAAAAGAGGGATTCACGAAGCTACAGGCGGCAGTTGAGTACGGCCTGTTTGCGGTGGTCTGGAATGGCTGCATTCTGCAGTGGGCTGAGAATCCGTGGGATGGAGAGTCTGCGCTCACGTTCTTTCCTTGGCAGAAGGATGCGGTTTCGGTCTATCCCAAGGGCCTGAGCGTCGAACTCATCCCGCTTACCAAGGCGCTGAACCGGTTGGATTCGCTCATGCTGCGGGCCATCATGTCGAACGGCGTGGTAAAGCTGCTCTGGCCGATTACGCAGAGCACGCCGATTCCCTCGGGCGACCCCGTAGAGGTTGCGCAGTGGGATCCGGTAGGGGATGGAAAGGTCAAGCCGGAGTATTTCTCTGGCCACGCCTACGGGCCGGAAGTCATTCAGCTTCGTTCGCAGATCGTCGCCGACATCAACGCGCTGGGCTTCAATAACTCTGTGGCTGAGGGCGAGATGCCCGGTAGCGGTACGGCGTTCCGTGCGCTGGCTTACCTGGGATCGAAGGCGGAAGAGACGCGCAAAACGCAGCGTTTCCTCTGGGAAGATGCCCATGAGAAGCGGGCGCGCAAACTGCTCAAGATGGCGCGGAAGGTGTGGACCGAGCCACGCAAGATTCAGACGGCTGGCTTCAATAACCGCTTTGGCTCAGTCGAACTCGAAGTGGCCGATCTGGACGGCGGCTACGAAGTCAACGTGATTCAGGATTCGAGCCGGCCCAAGACGCAGACTGAGAAACTGCAGGCGTTGCAGATGCTTCAGCAGGGCGGGTACGTCAATCCGCAAGACCCAGCCACGCGGGAATACGTGCTCGACACGCTGGGGATGAACGATGTTGACCTATCCGACCATATGCAGTATTCCAAGGCCGAACGCGACCTCGAAGCGTTGAAGCAAGGCATTCAGCCCATGGAATCGCCCTTCCAGAAGTGGGAAATCTACCTGCAGACGTTTGCGATGTACACGCTGACGGAAGAGTTTGAAACGCTCGATCCGGCCAAGCGCAACGGCATCCTGATGTATGCGCAGTACATTTCCGAAAAGCTCACCACCGCGCAAGGTGGGGGGATGCCACCGCAACCAGGAGGGTCAGGGCAGGAAGCCACTGGCCCCGGTGGTCCCGGCGGGCAGCCTGCAAAGCATGTGCTCAATCAGGTTCCCGGCGCAACAGTCTCGAACGATCAAGTCCAAGCGGCGGCGCAGCGTGAAGCCGCAACAGTGGTACCCAACTCACAATCGCCGCAAGGCTAAGGAGTTTCAACCATGGCCGTATCTCTCGTAGTCAAAACCCCGCCCACCGTCCCCGGCGCAAGCGTGCAAGTCGCGGAAACGCTGGCGCTCGACACCAGCTATCCCAACCCCGCAGGCTACGTTTTCACCCCGGCCAGCTTCGGGCTCACCATCCTGCGCAAGGTTGTCAACATTGAGCCGACTTCGCTAGCGGCGGCGGCGACGTGGACCTATTGGCTCGTGCCCACGTACAACACGGACGGCACCATTGCCAGCTTCGCCATGCATCTCGCGGTTGTGGCTACCGGCGTCGAAGTGGCGAACGCCGTCAACGTCTCCACCGCAACGTACACCGTCGTCGTGGAAGGGAACTAGGCCCATGGCAGAGTACATCTCCAAAGCGGAAGCGGTGGAAGCGCGGCAATACGACGGCGATC